GTTTATTAGAGGCATCGGCAGCTACTAAAGTATAAGTAGTGCCGGTCTGCGCATTAAAGCCTAGAGTCGTACCGGCTTTAGCATCGTATCCAATAGCTACGCTACCTGAGGTACCGCCTCCAGTAATCGGGCTAGTAACTGTAACGGCCGTAATATCACCGGCTGCATCTGTAACCCAAACAAAATCTAAATCGGTACCTGAGTTTTTACTGAGTACCTGTCCAGTAGTGCCGCCTTTAAGATCGAGCAGTGAGGCATCTATAGAGTCACCGAGAGCCTCGATAGCGGTAGCTCCATCTTTAACGAGGTCGGTAGACGTAGGTACCGGCCATCCAAAATTAGGCGTAGTAGTTGCCATTAGGTTAAACCTCCAAAAGCATTTTGCCAGATAAGCGTAGCATTTACCCCGGTCCATATAAGGGATCCCGGGCTAACTGTGTCCCACTGTGGCGCGACCAGTGAGAAATCTGTAGGGCTGAGAGTAAGGGTTAGATCGACATAACCCGGAGTAGCTCTAATAGCAAACCCCTCTACAAAGCCGTTAAAAGAGCCGTTAAACATATTTATAGGTAGATCGTTTATAACCATTGGCTTGCCAAAAAAGGCATCTATAAGCTTGTCTCGCTCGGCATCGGGTAGCTCTGAGTTATCGAGTCTAAAGGTAATGCTTTGTAGCTGCTCTCGAGGTATAGCTCGTAGGCTCAGCTCTCGACTCATAAGGGTATTTACGTCCGCTAGGTTATGGAGATTAGTCGTAACGCTGCGTTGATAGCGGCCATAGTTTGCCACCGAGTCAGCATCGAGGGCCGTAGCTTGGCTTGCGTAGTTATTGCCGTAGTTAAATACTAAAGAGTTACGGATCTTGCCTATCTGTAGGATCGTCTTAACGGTAGCCGGCGTAGCGTAATTAGCCGAGATAGTCGTATAGCCGTAAGTAGATAGATACTGCGTACGATGGTCGGTATCGGCATAACATACTCGCCCGGCTTTATCCTCGTAAATCTGCCCTTGTGCGCTTTGTGCTATTTGAGCGCAGAGGTTATAGCTGCTCGTTGGATCAGCCGTCCGAGAGATCATCTCGTAGAGGCCGGGCTGATCTATCTCGCCTAGCCCTACGTTTTCTGCATTGGCCCACGTAGTCGTAGGGTCATAGTTAAACCACTGTAAGGCAGGTGCTACCTCAAACCACGAGTTAATAAGCAGCTCGTTAAGTATGTCGTAGATTTGGTTGCCGTCCTCATCCTTAGCTAAGGCATCGGGGAATAGGGCCTTAGTAAGTTTAGCTAGAGATCCTACGGCCAATATATTACCAATTGTTATAAACCCGGTTTCCTCAGGCGAGCGTACCGAGATACCAAAATCTGATACCTCACCGCCAAAAACGGGCACATACGTGCCGGCGCTATTCTTAAGCTCAAGGGTAAGGGCATCGGTTACGTCGATATCAAAAGGCAGGTTAGTAAGGTTAATAATCTCCATACGTGCGTAGCCGGCGTTGCATTGTAGGTCGATATCATCGCGGCCCGTAGCAAGATTTACCGCTAGTACATTATCGTAGACCGTAGTGCCTACCGTGATCCTCCACTCGGGCAGCCAATTACTCAAAGTAGTTACCCGTACCTCGATTTACGGCGGTACCTCTATAGGTAGACTGATTAAGAATATCCTCGACTGCTCGAGCGATAGCCTCGGGATCACCTATACCGGCGTTAATTGTAATGTTTGTATTTTGACTATTGGCAGCTGCGCCGCCTGAGGTCATACCGACCCTTGCCGGATCAAAAAAAGACATAGAGCCGTCGCTCGCCGTCCTGCCCATATTGGAAATATCTTTAACCCAATCAGGCGGTACAAAATCAGGGACCGGAGTGCCTAACCTATTACCGCCGTAGTCAAATCCTGTACCTATTTTACTCAAAGCTAGAGCGTAATCGTCGAGAGCCTTAAGGCGTTTAGCATCGGCCTCGGCTTGAGCCTTAGCTACTCGGTCAATCATAGAGAGCTCGGCAGACTCTAGTAATAGGTTAGCCGTAGTAGCCGCACTAGTAGTTTTACTAATAGCGGCAAGGCGAGCGATCTCGGTAAGTTGGATCTGTACTCGCTCGTTATAAGACTCTTTAGCGGCTAGGGTACCGGCAGCCGTTATAGCGGCGTTATATTTCTTAAACGCCTCCTCACGTGCAAGCTCTTTATCGCCCTCGGCCATTTTGCTATCGTTAATAACCTTGAGCTCGGTTAGTAGCTGAGTATTAAGGGAGGCGAGCGTAGCGTTACTAATTGTCTCTACACCTGCGAGGCGTTGCATATCCGCGTTTTTTTGGAAAGCTGCAAGCTCGCCTATTTTCTTTAGAGCCTCGTCGCCTTTGTCCTCCTCGATTAACTTAAGAGCCTCAAGGCGTAAACGTGTCTCTTTGTCGTAAGTAGACTGTAAGGCTGCAGTAAGTGAGATCCGAGTGCTATCAAAAACGGCGGCAGCTTTACTAAGGGCTAATTTTGCTTTCTCCTCTTTCGCTGCTTTTGCCGCCGCAGCTGCTCTCTCTCTTTCACGCTTAAGGCGGTCTCGCTCGATCTTGTCGCGCTTGGCTTGATTAGGATCTACGTAACCAATACGGCCCGTATGCTCTGACTCTCGGCCTATACCCGGCGCTGCAGCATCGGGAGCTAGTTTTGCTAACGCGTCTATCGCTCGGAAAATCTCATTACCTTGTAGGAGTTTAGGAAAAATATTTTTGAGGTAAAAGTCCATACCGGGCAGCTCTTTAAACTTGGCGATTAACGTAGCGATACCGGTAATAACGTCGCCTGTATAAATAGCAAGATCGGCCATAGACTCGGCTAAAGGCTCGATAGAGTTACCCTCGCCTGAAAGAATTGTAAAACTATCTACTAAAGATTTACCTATGATCTCTTGAGCATTATCGGCAGCCTCACCGAGTACACGCATTTTACCCGAGTAGGTTTGTAGCTCATCGCCTGCAGCGCCCTTAAAGGTTTTAGTAAGTAGTGCTAGGCCGTCCTCAAAATCGAGGGTCTTTAATTCTGCCTGGCTAAGTCCGAGGTTATACTTTTTTAGGCCCTTGGTATTACCTTGATATAGCGCGGCGAGATCCTGATTAACCGAGACTAGATCCTGACCCGATCCGGCGGCTATATCTAGGCTTGCATTAAGTAGCTCGTTAGATTTTGTAACCGATCCAGTCGCGGTTAAAACTTTCTGAAAAGCCTCGCGCAGTACTTCACCTTGGTATCCGTACTTAGCCGAGATTTGGTCGAGGTTTTGCTCTATAAAGGGAGTCTCGAAAGCCTGCCCTAGATTTTTTACTACCCCGGCTAGGCGCTTAGCTGATTTCTCGTTTTCTGCAAAAGCCTTAACCGAGTCTTTACCAAACTTGATTACGGCCTGAGTACTAAAAGCTAGACCAAGAGCACCGGCGGCCTTTTTGGCAAACCCGGCGATTTGATTACCGCCCTTAGCTAGGGCTTTACCGTCGAAAGTGGTAACGGCACTTACGACCATACTAGGCAGTTTGCTCGCCATTATGCCGCCTTCGTGTAAGAGCCCTTGTTAAAGGCATTTATAGTATTTTCGATAGCTTTAATTACTGCCGCTTGTGCCTTGCCCTGATCCTCAGCCCACGCTCTAAAGATCATACGACCGCGCTCCTCGCGCTTGTCGCCATAGAGAGGCCCCATCCGGCTTACAAAGTGAGCACCGGCTCCCGGGTTATTAGACCTATAGCCCTCGCGTGAGGTAGTCCCTGCCCGGCCTGCAGTCTCATAGATAGCGCCGGCGGCTGACTTATTAGCTACAAAGTACAAAGCTCGCCAGCCGTTTTTATTCTTATCGCTACCGCCAGCCTTGTAGTAGATACCTTTTTTAACGGTCTCGTAATCATAGAGAGGGAATAGGCGCAGGCGACCCTCAGTATTAAAAGTCCTAAAAGCCGAGTTACGCGCCGTAATCTTTTGCCCTACGGTGTTCTCATTCCAGCCGTAAAGATTATCCGGCTGAGGTGAGGGAGCATATCCTCGAGCCTTGTCCCGGATAGGGATCATTACGGCTTTAATTTGTTTGTTCATTTCTTTAAGTAGCTCGGGATCTACTTTACGGATAGCCTTAAGCGTAGCCTTAACGCCTTTTATTTCTACTGGCATATCGCTCGGCCTCCTTAGCTTGATCGTTTAATACTTGTATTAACATTTTATACATTGTCGTATCGAGATCGAGGACCGACTGAGGCGAGATCCCTAGCCTAATAGATAGCGCGGCTACCTGATAGGTAAGGGAGTCTCGCCCTAGCTTAAAGGCTCGTCGTCTAGTACCTCGACCTTTACTAACGTATCCAGAAAATCAGCTCCAAAAGGTTTAACGGCCTCGCCGCTAGTGCGTAAGCACTCCCACGATAACCAATAGAGCGAGGTCTGCATCTCGTCATCTCTAAAGGCTTTATGGAAACCTTTTTTTGCGTACTGCTCAAAGGCCCACTCGATACGAGGCGTAATTTGATGCTCGCTTACGTCCCCGGTAGCCCTTGTTATCTTGAGTCGTGCCATTTGTTGCCCCTTTGTTAGTTTGTTATACCGTAGTGTCTACTACGATAACTGAGTTACACGTAAACGTAATCGACTGGCTACTAATGCTTCCGACGTCGCCGTTAATGTCGGTAGTATTGTTTACCAAAATCGTAGTCTGATATTCAGGATTTGCAGCAGAAATTGCGGCGCTTGTCTGCTTCAGTGTTAAAGGTACTGTAGTACCCCAAGCTGCTTGCAAGGTCTGTAGGACTTCACTAGCTGCAGTATCGTTAAGAAAATCAAGAGTAACCGTAGAGGTCTCTAGGCCCTTAGCGTACTTACGAGATGAGTCCCCCATCGCTGTAACTTCCAGCTCCTCAAAAACGCGGTTAATAGTTGCACTTGTTACGTGATCTGAGAGATCGACCGAGTTAAGGGTTACGACCACTCCATTAGATAGAAATACGGCCATTGACCTATTCCTCGCTTTCGTTTGTAGTTGGTGTTGGTTTATCTTTTGCTACTTTGACCGGTGCAGGCTCGTCTACGATCTGGCCGATCTTTCGCAAAAACTTTAGGTCATCCTCTGTATATGGCATTAGTTAGCTCCAGCTCGTGAGTATTGAGATACGGAAATCGGCGGTAAGCAAGGTCCCACTTTGTACGTCTAGTACGGTAGGAGCCGACATACTGCCAACATTCATTACGATATTTGAGGTAGCGAGTTTATTAAATACTGCCACCGCTAGGGTCTCGATCCCGTTTAAGTTGCCGTGATTATCTAGCATCGGCACCGTCAAAATAATCTTAAAGTTTGCCATAGGTGAAATAGTGGCGTACGTGTTATTACTCGGTGTTACGTAAGGGTCATCGGGTACGACGATTACGCTATTAGCGGTGATCGTTGGAGGTGGAAAACTGTAAGTATTCCACACGCTCGCATTAGCTAAAGCTGCAGCTAGTGAGGCTCGTAGGGTAGTAATCGCGGCTGGCATTTTTAGCCCACCATCGACGAGGGATTTTGGTATCCGGCTATGAGCCCTCTTATTTTGCCGATCATTGCATTTCCGAGGCGGTAAGGCGAGGGACTAAAGCCGTCGATCGTTACGCCGCCAGTCTGTGAAACTTGGCGAGCTTGGAAAATATCGACCGCTAGGATCATTGCGGCCTCTCTTATTGCAGGGGTGGTCGCGTAAGAGTTAGTTTTAGTATCTGCTCCTACGGCTGAGCCATAAGGTAATACGCGTTGGAAATTAACATTAGCCGCTACCTTTGTAAATTGGATAAAGCTATAACCGGCAGGCCAATTCCAAGAGTATTGGCTCCATACAAGAGTAGGGATTTGATTTGTAGTACCGGCGCTCCAAGGCATCGTACCGGTGATCGTGTAGGTGCCGTTAAAGGTTGAGCCGCATCCACTCAAGGTTACGCTCTGGCCAGTAGTAAAAATCATAGGGTTTGCAACCATCGCGGTAGCAACGTTATTTTGTAGCGTTACTCCGACTACCGGCGCTGAGGCAAACCACAAAAACTGATTGAGTAGATCCTGCGCAGTCTGGCAACACGTCTCGACTATATCGCTTGAGTAAAGGTTTTCTATTCCAAGATTTGCGCGTAGCTCAGCCTCGGTGACGTATGTAGCTGGCATCTTTACTCCAATCTTAAAAGAGGCCGGTAGGGCTCAAAGGGCTAAGAGCCCTACCGACTATTAGGTTTTTTGCTTAGATTTTCGCAAACTTAATAATACCGTTAGGCATTTTTGCGATAGTTGCCATAAAGCCGTAGATAGCAACCTGTACTTGTAGATTACTTACGACGTTTACGCTCATATAAGCCTGAGGTCCACGATAAACCGTGAAAGCCTCAGGAGCTAGGATAATTGCGGAGTTATCATCCACTGTAGTTTCAGCGAAATTACGATCTACGTAGAGATCGAGTCCTAGTACGTTACCGCGAATACTGCCGGGCCCCACTTGGCCGGCCGCGTTCATAGGTTGGATCGCATTGTAAATTGGTCGCTTTGTAGTATCGGTCGCGGACATCAAAAGTTGCCACTGCGCGCCGTTTCCAATGTAGTTTTGTGCAAAGTAACCGGTGTTTTGGTAAACAAGCTTTGCAGCTTGTGAGCTATAAGCGATAACGCCGTCGCTATCAGCTGTAGTAGCTGAGGCGTTAGTACCTGCCGCTAGGAGTGCAGTAAGCACCGCAGTATCTATAGAGGTTAGGTAAGCATTTTGTAGCTGATTTGTGAGCTCAGCGTAAAAATTAGGATCTGATCGCTCGAGGAGTTCGACGGAAATAGTGTTCATACCTGAGTACTTGTTTACTGTACCGGTTAGATACTCTGTAACCATACCTGTATTAGATACGGCTCCAGCCTCGGCCTCTACTGTAACGGTAGGTGCTACACCTGAGCCTCCACCAGCTGAAGTAACGAGTGAGGGCACGTTAATAGTCATACCTTGAGCCGGCAAGGTGCCTTGAGAACACGCGTCGATCGCCGGAGTACCAAAACGAGTATTTGTTACAAACTCTGAGAGGTACTGAGTAGGGTTAAAAGCAGGGTTAGTAGAGAAAGAGTCATCGGCTGCAGTTACATAGAGCTTTGACTCATCGCTACCGAGTGCAGCTTTGATCTTGTGCTCTGTGTATGTCGCCATAGACACAATAGGCGTACGGACTCGCTGAGAGTCTAATACGGATGGTCGGATAATCTTACGAGCGGCCTCGACCTTTTCAGCCTCGGCCGGTGCATCTACCGGGGTTTCGTCCGGTGTATTTTCAGGGGCAGTGGTCACGGCCTCCTCCATTTCTGTTTCTGTTTCTGTTTCGATCTCTACGATAGTCGTAGAAATAGTAGTGGTCTTTTCTTTTGTACTTGTTGCAGCCTCAAGCTCTGCACGTGCCGCCATAATTTCATCGACTGAGGCACTTACAAAGGCCGCACTCTCGACGAGGCTTACCTCTTTGAGGACTGCCGCAGTGACGAGCAGGTAATCTCCCATCGGCTTAGAGGCGGTTACATCCACCCCTACGGATAAGCCGCTTACAAGATTTTCCTGCGCAAGGAGTAGAGCATCTTGTCCCCGAGAGCTCATACTCAAACGAAAGGATCCATAAACTCCAGCGGTAGAGTCGCTAAACGAAATAGCGCGGCCTACCGGCTTATCTTGTTGATGCTGCGATAGTAATTTTATTTTCTCTGCATCCGGAATAGAAATTGAGCCGCGCTCGAAAACTACCGGGCCTGCGCTCGTGTGTCCGACCTCGCCATAAGGTGCAACGAGTCCAGATACTATCCGGCGCTCTGTATCGGCTGCCTGTATTTCTTGGCTAAACGTTAGTAGCACTTGTATCTCCTAGCGGTGTTAGTTGCTCCATTTGTCGGGCTTGATCTACATCTATTAAATCAAGATTTAACATTTTCTCGATAATTTCTAAACGCTCTTTTGCATCGCTACGTAAAAACGTATCGTCTATCGCAAAACGTACTTGATTAGAGCTATTAGTAATATCGTTCATACTTAAACGATCCTCAATAGCTGAGATATAAGGCTGCAGCGAGTACGCTACAAACTCTTTACGGCCATCTAATATATTTTGGTACGTCATAGAATTATTCATATCGGCACTAATTAAATAACTTGGCACGTTCATCGCGCGGCTAATTTCAGTAGCCAGGTACTGAGAGAAATCTACATAGCCCATTTCTTTAGGACTAAAGCCGATATTTTCTGCACTGAGAGTCGAGGTTAAATATGCGGTACTGCGATTTCTACGCGCCGAGTTCCATCCGGCTAATATGCCTTGGATCTGTGACTCCGGTAAATCGGCTCCATTATTTTTTAATATGGTAGTCGCCATTGGAGTAGCTGCAGATACGGCCGCTGCTTTTTGTACGTCCCACGCGGCTTTAATAGTCGTACTTGCAGACTGTAAAACTCCCGGTAACAAAGATTGGAAAGTAACAAGCGAGCCGATACCGGACATAGGTACAAGCTGACCATCTACGAAATAATCTTGTACCTCGGTACCAAACTTATTTGTAGTATATGTAACGCGGTTATTAGCGACCCACTCAAAACCTGAGGGCCGTCCATCATCGGCGTACAAAGAGGTTACGCGCCAATATGCGCACGCATAAAACATAAGACTATCTACGGTTGCAGCTATAGTAACGCTGCGCGGTTGCCGCTGATCCGGTTGCTCTAACCAAACCGGCGAGCCTAACTTTTCGCCTGTAGATTTTTTATAAAGTGCGAGGTCGATCGAGGAGATAACTCCAGCGACAAGGTTACGGCACCTAGCTACGCTGCTTACTTGGAGTGCAAAATTACGATCTATACCTACGCCGTTATAACCAAAAGACGAGTTAGTATTAAAAGAGCCGTAGCCGTATGTAGTATCCATAACGGCAGGCGCGTATTGAGCCTCGATAGCCGGCTTATCCGCTGACTTAAACCCTAGAGTTTGCAGTAGTCCCATAGCCGCCATTTTCCCATATAGTCAAGCATTTAACCGGCTTTGTGTCGCGTGTCTAAACGTAAACCTTAGCCTCACCTAGTGGCTGAGTAAGTACGTGTACGACCATACTTAAGCCTATAGCTATATCTACCGGGCCGGCCGATTTACGGCGCACAATTCTCCAGCTTGCATCACTTTCTTTAGCTGCGCAGTTTGCCATAGAGGTTACTAGAGCATCTTGCCCCGAGTGGACTAGCCGCTTATTAGAGAGAGCCTCGTAAAGGTCTCCCGAGGCTTGGTACCCCTTAGTCCCCGATATGTCGAGTATCTGTATGCCGTTTACCTCGAGGCGTTTAGCAATAGAGGCACACGTATATTTATCGTAGGCGACTTGTCTCGGGTAATAAATCTTGGCCCACTTGGCTATAGCGTTAGCTACAAATAACTCATCTATAGATACGTCGGAGTGAAATATCTCGAGCACCGCTACGCCTATCCGGCCATCCTCGAGGACTTGGCCCATTACAAGGCTGCCGTCCCTTCTCGACGGTGCCACGTCAAAAGCAAAAATAGTAAGAGGCCCGGGCACTAGCTTGAGGTCTTTGTCGCCTGCCTCCTCTACCGACATATGCGGCCAAGGGCTACTTGTACTCGAAATCCACTGGCATAAGAGCTCGGTTTTTGTGGTCTCTACCGGCTGAGTAGCTACCGCCTCCTCGAGAGCTGCCTCGGTGACGGTGTAACCGAGTGCCGGGTTTGCCATAGCCCACGCGGCCCGATCTGTGAGCTTGGCAAAAGGTGGAGCCGAGTACTCGTAAAAGCCAAACGTCGCCGGAGGGTTAGAGAGAGCTCTTTCTCGTAAATCATTAAGTACGGTGCTAAAGCTATCCCCGGCGTTACTCGTGAGTAGGGTTTGAGCGTTGATTTTTGCACGTGTAGTCGGAGTCGCCGCGCGATACCCCTCCTCGCTGATTTCTCGGATCTCATCTATGTACAAAAACGAGGCGGTACGTCCACGAGATCCGTCACGAGTTGCAGCTACTACATCTAGCCGGTGCCCGTTTTTAAGCTCGATCGACTCGGTGCCATTGGCGTACCGGATCTGCTTAACCTGCCGGCTGAGATCAGCTGAGCCCTCTATCGCGTAGCACACTTGCCTAAAGGTATCTAAAGCCATTGACCGGTTAGAGCTCATAATAAGGATATTAGGACTATCAAATAAAAACATATGACCGAGCATCATCATACGAGCGAGGTGCGTTTTACCTTGTTGCCGGGCACAAAGCACAAGGCTCGTCTTACGGATAAACATATTATCGGCATCTACGCTCGTCATATCTCGAATTACAAAATCTTGCCAAGGCAAAAGAGGTAGGCCGATACTCTCGGCAAGCTGCGCGATCTCATCGCCGCGATTAGGGCCCTTGAGGTAGGGACTGTGTAGCCGAGGCTCAGTAGCCCCATACCGAGGAGTTTTCGTTTGGTCCATAGTCCTACTAATCCTGCTCAATCTGGCCTACGCAGGGACCGTTAGGGACTGTACCAGTGGTCATCGGGGAGGTATTGCTTGGATA